GTGAGTTATGCCTCTCTAACATGGACCCTTGCTAAAGGGGACTCATGTAGTTGCCCAGTCTTCACCGGGCAATTGTGTGGACCTGTCAGATCCACGGGCCAGGATCGGCCCAGCTAGAGACAGTACGCTTACCAAAACGTATGCTACGCTTTGATGTCGGTCTCTTGTAAGGCAGCTGCGATACTGGTATATCCCACCACACATACTCGCTAAAAGTGGCGATTTGTGGGAGGTGTAGGAAACCAGCCGGACGCCCACCCCACTTACGCAACTCACCCGGAGGTGTGAAACGCGCGTAGGAACGTCCGTAGTGCCAGATCACATACCCTGCGGCCCCGCTCACAAGCTTCTTTCGAGAACTTGTTGAAACGGTTTTGCAGGAGTGACCCAGAAAGGCACCAGAAACAGGCTGTCTCACAGTCTTGGGGCAGTGCTCGTCAAAGGACTTTATAAGTCCATCATTTGCTTCACCCAAAGGGATGGCTGTTTGCCGAACCCGAGGGTGCAAATGCGACACTACCCAATCGTACACTGGTTGGATTCGGCCATCACGGCCGTACCCTTGCCAGCGCGCCCAACGAACTAGATTGTTCGCGAGCAGTACGATTTGTTCGACGGTGTCTAAGCCGTCAGACACATAGACCGGCGTGACATCCACCCCTCCGAGATAGTGTTTTCCGCAAGACTCGCGGAACACCGTTTCCCCCAGGTCTGAAAACGTCTTGTCTTCATTTACCTGGAAGCCGCAATAAGCAAAGACCTCTCGCAATAAAGCGACTGCCGAACTTGGCAGAATAAGGTCATCGCCGTATACGGTAACATCGGGGGTGATGCCTAAGAATAGACAGGTTTCGTGCGCGATCGCCCAAAATATAAGGCTTTCAAGCTCGAAGGTGTATCCATTACCCATAGAGGAGAAAAGCTCCCACTCTATAACCTGACCTTCAACCAAACCACACGTAGTCCGTAGGGCGTCCAATACCCTATACCACGTAAGATCAACCCCGCCTGACGCCTCGGAGTGGTTACCGAGGAATTGCCAGACAAGCTCCGATGTAATACTACCGGAAGCATTTTTGAGGTCAACCGTGGCGTTCTCACCACCCCGCGAGGCGGCTCGAGCCCTTCGTTGGTTGATAGACTGATCGTTAAGATTGATCCCGACCTTCCAAAGTCGCTCCCTCATGAGCGTGCCAACTCCTAGTTGGAGATACACGTTCATATCGGGTTGGATCGCAATTATACGGTCTGTCTTAGCGTTCTTAGGTACGCTAGTGACCTCGTCGTACTCTTGGATTATGAGTACCTTGCCTAGATCTACTGCACTGGGTTGAGGAGTGGGCCATTCCGCCCGATTCTCCTCGTCTTGATTCGCCGCCTCAGCAATGGCAAAGAGCCACTGCGGGGTAAGGCGAAGGACTTCCAGGGCCAGATTGTAGGCTGACGCGGTTACGTGAGGCACACCACAGAGCTTCGGTTCTAAGCCAGCGTCGCCGCTGACTCTCGTCGTCGCACGTGGTCCATGTCGTGCACCTTTCAGCAGCGCTTCCCAATCGAAGCGTCCCAGGACCGATATTGCTTTTCGTGAGGCAGACTGAAATATCTGCCAAACGTCAGGGTTTGGACACCCTGAGATACCGGCCGAGAGACGTTCGTTGGTAGCTTTATTGCTCTCTTCGCCCTTCATCAGGGTTTCGAGGGCGACTGCCTTTCGATCGACACCCAGGTCAAAGCCTGGGTATTTCCGTACTATCTCTTTGACAAGGTAGTCATCCCTAAAGCGATTCACATCCGTGAGGTCGCTCGGGAACGGAATGTCACACAGGTCCGCCGGTTTTACTCTATCTGCATGCTCTTGGAAGAGCGCGTAGGAGAGTCGGCGGTGAAACTGCATGACGTCGATAGGTGTACAGTACCGATCATGAATATCAGGAGACTTGCCCATAAGAGTACCTCAATGGGTTTGGTGTGCCTGGAAAGGATCCGGTTAAGGAACCTCCTCACCAGAGAGTCATGGGAAAAGGGCGCTGGCATTGCTACCAGATAAACTCGCCCTTCTCCGCCGCGGCAACGATTGGTGCCTCACCCTGCAGATCCTGGCTGAGGACGCGTGCGTCCTTGATGTCAGCTTCGGACCAAGTCAGGGGAATGAGGTACGTCGTTATCACGGTCGTGTAGTCGGCCACCCGGCTCGACGTCACGCTGTTGACTGTCTCCTGCACGACGCGAGGGACGATCATCGTAGTCTTCACGGTCCGCAACTTGGCGGTTTCCTTCAGTCCCAGGTTAATGGTCTCGCGACCGGCCTGGAAAGTCGCTGCAAAGTTGGCGTAGCTGGCGATGCCAGGCTCCAACCTAACAGGCGAGAAGGTGTGAGATACGGGGGTTGCCTTACCGTCTTGGATGACGATTGGCGCATTGGATGGCATTGTGGATTTCTCCGTGGACTGGAAGGTTATGGAGGCGACGGCACGGGTGTGTCATCACCGCCGGTTCTTTGTAGGTGGTAAACGTCGGCCGAACATCCCTGCGAGCAGGGCTATCGCGTCCATCATCCGCGTAGGATTTAGCGGATTCTCGTTTAACACTATCCCTGGTTGGGGGAGGTCTAAAAGCACGCTGCGACTAAAACGGCGAACTCGCCGTTCATGGGTCACAGGTGGTAGGGACGCAGTCTTGAGCTCGGGGCCGTGAGGCCCTAATCGAGTTGTGCAAGACTCATGCGTGTACATAAACCTCGTGATCGAACCCCCCTGGTAGGTCATTCCCAGCAAGGCATTAGATGCCTCAAGGAACTGACCGATGCTGAGAAACCAATCCACTACAAACGAGTAGGGGACCTTCTCCCAAGCAACGAGCAGCGGGTCAAGGACCCCGCAGTCGACCAGTCGAAGATAGACGTTCGTATCGACCTTTGCGTCGAGCCGAATTTTGACTTGCAGCTCCCCATTAAGGACATTGTCCGCTATGGCGGGGATCGTGTAGTATCGTCCTACGTACCCAGACCAAGTCTTGCTTTTGTCAAGCGACCTGCGGTACTTGGACTTCGCACGAATGGCATATCTGTCATAGCTGCCGTCGTCTAGCTTCTCGATCATCTCAACCGCTCCGTAGATATCTGACAGGAGCGGAAGCCATCCATACCGGTACTCCAGCCATAGGGATCCCGCGCGATTGAAGCTGTTTAAGGCTCCTTTCGCAAGTTCACCCGCAGACTGTTTGCGGCGTTTTGGCCTTTTCTTCCGTCTCCCGGGTTGCCTCTCCTTGCGAGAGAGGTCTAATAGGTTTCGCAACCTATCAGCCGTTTTAGCAACCATGTCCATCGTTTGCTGTCGCTCCAACCAGGAGACAGACAGATTGATGGCCCGATCCTTGAACGCGACAAGTGCCTTGTTAATCAAGGTCTGTTCTGCCGTCGTAGAATCCGGGAGAGTCGTCGGACCAATCCAAGAGAGATAACCACCATCATTTAAACCACGGTAATCGTACCAATTTGAGAACGAATAATTGGTGATTCCGTAGGTGGTCTGTATCTCGTAACCCCAATAGGGAGTGGGATCACGCCAACCTGCAGGAGTACGCAGGGACTTATGACTTGCGTCACGTCCTTTCTCAAGGGACGTACCCGAAGGAACTACCGCTGTGCCTTTAGTCACCCAAGGGCCTGTGGGACTGGTTCGACGTTCGTACGTCGCTACAACAGTCGGCGCAGGTTCAAAAGTGGTTTCGACAGGATGCGGCATATGGCTCCGGGTATAAGTGAGGTGGATTGGTGGGGACGGAAGTCCCCCGCTGGCGTTGCGCCAGACACGACATTGTGGTGGAATTTCGCACTCAAGGCTATGGGTTGCCCCATATTAGCAACCTTAGAGTGCCATTCCACGTCACGGGACCCCTGACGGGGTTACCGGGCAGCAGCGTAGCTGCAAAGAGCTCAATGCTCTGAGAGGACTCCAGACACCTTGCAAAGGTGCTGGG